CATGCCCAAGAGCTTGCTAAAGGTCAGTTGGCTATTAACGCCGAAGAGGCCAAGCACCGTAGCATTTTTGTGGCGGGTTGGAGGCCCTTTATTGGCTGGACATGCGGTATCGCGTTAATGGCGCACTTTGTTTTATTCCCGGCGACAGACTTTGCTGTGGCCTACATGGGCTACGAAGTTCCACCGATGCCTGCTTTTGATATGGAAAGCCTGATGACTGTACTACTTGGTATGCTTGGTCTTGGTGGTATGCGTAGCTTTGAAAAGTTCAAAGGACTTACTAAATAATGGAAGCAAACTTTTTTAAAAGCCTTGAGATGGTATTGCACCACGAAGGTGGTTTTGTGGATCACCCGGAAGATCCGGGTGGCGCAACAAACAAGGGCATTACGCACAAAACGTATGCGGATTTTCTTGGTCGTCCCTTAGAGGATGTAAGCGAATTGAAAAACATCCCGGAAGAACACGTTCAGCAAATTTACAAGAACGGTTACTGGGATAAGGTCAAGGGCGATGAGTTGCCCGGCGGTGTAGACTTCTGTATTTTTGACTGGGCCGTGAACAGCGGACCGGGCCGCGCAGCAAAAGCCCTGCAAAAAGCGGCTATGGTGACACAGGACGGGGCCATCGGCCCGATGACTTTGGCGGCTGTATCTGAGTACACGTCTACGGAGCTTATAGAGTCAGTGACTAAAAGCCGCATTGAATTCTACAAAAGCTTGAATACCTTTGACACCTTCGGAAAAGGTTGGTTAAGAAGGGCAAAAGAAACTCGTGACTTTGCGTTGGAACTGGTATAACACTATATCAGACTTAACGCGGAGATATGTGAGTGGATGAAGTTTATTTTGCTGAAGCTGTTTTCAGAATTATCAAGGAGCGGCGTCAGGCAGTTCAAGACTTGTTAATTTATGACAATGTCAAGAACATGGAGCAGTATCGTGAGCTCATGGGGAACTTAAAGTCCCTAGATCACGTGGAACAGGAACTCAAGAGCCTGCTAGATAAACAGGAGCGAAGCAATGGCTGAAGCGCAAAAAGTGGACCTTGAAGGTGTTAGTGCAGGTGTCGCAGACCTTGCATCAGCTTACAAGGATGTTACTGACAAAGTATTGGACCCCGAGTCTATCGGCGGTTCTCTCCTAGAAAGGATGCCAGACCCGACGGGCTGGCGTTTGCTTATTCTACCTTATCGCGGGAAAGGTAAGACCGATGGGGGCATTTATCTGCCGGACACGGTAGTTAATGAGCAGACTATCTCTACACAGGTTGGCTATGTCCTCAAAGTGGGGCCTCTGGCTTATAAGGATACGGAAAAGTTTATTTCTGGTCCGTGGTGTGAGCAGGGTGATTGGGTGATGTTTGCCCGTTACGCTGGTTCTCGTTTCAAAATTGATGGTGGCGAGGTTCGTTTACTTAACGACGACGAAATCTTGGCCAAAATCAAAGAGCCTGAAGATATTTTACATTTCTAGGAGTTATAAATGTCAGAAGACGATAAGAAAGAAGACCAGATTGAACTAGATCTGGAAGACGCACAGGAAGTTGAGGTTTCTGCGGGTGGTGACGATGATGATGGCGAACAGCAGCCGTTAGCCGCTTCCGAAGAAGATAATTTTGATAAAGCCGAAAACGCCACGCAAAAGCGGATTGACCGCTTGACTAAGAAAATGCGTGAGGCCGAGCGTCAGCGCGAAGAAGCTATTAAGTATGCTCAAGGCGTTCAGACGGAAGCCGAGCAGCTTAAAAAGCGTATGAACGCTTTGGACACTAATTACGTTAATGAGTATAGCACTCGCGTAGAAACTCAGATGGGCACCGCAGAGCAGGAGCTTGCTAGGGCCATTGAGGTTGGTGACACAAACGGCGTCATTGAGGCACAGCGCAAGATAACCAGTTTGGCTATCGAAAACGACCGTGCCAAACAGGCTAAAATGCAGCAAGAGCGCTACGCTCAACAGGTTGCCGCGCAGCAACAGCAGCAAGTTCAGCAGCCCATGCCGCAGCAACAGCCCCGTCGGCCTGACCCAAAAGCCGAACAGTGGGCGCAACGCAATAGCTGGTTTGGTGACGATGAGGCTATGACTTATGCCGCTTTTGGTGTGCATAAGAAATTAGTGGAGGATGAAGGGTTTGACCCACAGTCCGATGAGTACTATAATGAGCTTGACAAGCGTATGGCGACTGAGTTTCCTCATAAGCTTAACGGTGGTAGCAAACGACCCGCTCAGACGGTTGCTTCCGTATCCCGCAATACCTCTGGGCGCAGTAGTGGGAAAAAGGTTAGACTCACCCCTAGCCAAGTCGCAATAGCGAAGAAATTGGGTGTGCCGCTTGAAGAATACGCGAAATACGTGAAGGAGTAAGGTAATGAGTGAACAGACAATTAATCGGACTTCTCGCGCAACACAAACTCGGGAGAAAACGGCAAGGCGTAAGCCGTGGGCTCCCCCGTCTATGTTGGATGCACCACCTGCACCGGATGGTTTTAAGCATCGTTGGATCCGGGCTGAAACCCGTGGTTTTGACGATACTAAAAACGTCAGCGCAAAAATGCGCGAAGGTTGGGAACTGGTTCGTAAGGATGAGTACCCTGACTTTGAGGCCCCGGTAATCGACTCAGGTAAATACGAAGGTGTGTTCGGAGTAGGTGGACTTATTCTTGCTCGTATACCGTTGGAAACGGTTGCAGAACGGAAAGCATATTTCGATCAACGGAATGCTGACCAGATGCAAGCTGTGGACCACGATATGATGCGCGAGAATGCTCATTCGACCATGACGATTACTAAACCTGATCGTCAATCTCGTGTAACCTTTGGCGGTCCACAAAGATAAGGGCCGCCCTGATTAGGAGAAAAAGCAAATGGCAAACCAAGATACTGCCTTTGGTCTTCGTCCTATCGGGCTTAATGGCGCAGGTGCCAACACTACTGGTGTAACTCAATATGAGATTGCAAATAACAACACAAACGCGATTTATCAGTATTCGCCAGTAATTCCTCTGGCTGCTGGTGTTATCGACATTGTTGGTAATGCAAACGGTGGTACAGTTCCTGCCCTTGGTGTCCTGATGGGTGTTGAGTACGTAGATAGCTCTTCCAAAAAGACTGTCTTCAAAAACTACTGGCCCGGTTCAAACAACGTAAGCGTTGACACAAATTTCCCTGTCAAAGCTTTTGTTGCTGACAACCCAAATCAGTTGTTCATGGTAGCCGCAGATGGTAGCTCAACTGACCGTGCAACTGCACTGTCAAACATTTTTGCTAACGCATCTTTGGCAACTGCAACTTCCGGTTCTACTGCAACCGGTCGTTCCTCTGCTGAACTAGACATTTCCACAGTTGCTACTACAGCAACCCTGTTCATGCGTGTCGTAGGTCTTACTGGCGATGATGCCAACCTCGACTACGATGCCGCAGGTGTGAACTATGTAGTTCGGTTCAACTTCCACCACAACGCGCCGGTTGCAGCTTCGGCTTCGCAAACGACTTCGTTGTCTACTGGCATTTAAGGAGGGAATAGAAAATGGCTATTTCTCGCGCACAACTAGCGAAAGAGCTTGAGCCCGGCCTAAATGCCTTGTTCGGTCTTGAGTATGATCGCTACGAAAATGAACACGCTGAAATCTTCGACGAAGAGTCATCAGATCGTGCATTTGAAGAAGAAGTGATGCTCGGGGGGTTCTCAACAGCACCAGTTAAAGGTGAAGGCGCTGCCATCAACTTTGACGATGCTCAAGAGACCTACACAGCACGGTACACACATGAAACAATCGCTCTGGCCTTCTCAATCACTGAGGAAGCTATCGAAGATAACTTGTACGACCGTCTGGCATCACGCTACACCAAGGCTCTGGCCCGCTCAATGGCCCAGACCAAGCAGATTAAAGCTGCCTCAATTCTGAACAATGCGTTCAGCACAGGTAGCCCAATCGGCGACGGTGCAGCACTGTGTTCTTCTGCACACCCATCACTCTCAGGCAACCAGCGTAACATTTTGTCAACTGCTGCTGACCTCAACGAGACTTCTCTTGAGCAGATGCTGATTGACATTGCTGGTTTGACCGATGAGCGTGGTCTGAAGATTGCAGTTCGTGGTACAAAGCTGATCATCCCGAAAGAACTGCAATTCATTGCAGAGCGGGTGCTCAACTCAAACCTTCGTCCGGGTACTGCCGACAATGACGCAAACGCAAT